CCACAGACCTGTCCATCACGATTCCTGCCGGCGAGGGTGCGGTCGCCACACAGATTTTGAGCGACCTGTCCCACTCCGTGAGCTTCAATGCGCTGGACACGTTTGACTTGCAGATTTATCAAGCCAGCGGGCAGGTGCCGATCTTGAGCAGCATCAGCGTGGAAATAGACTAGAAGGCTACGGCCACACAGCGGTGGCTGAAACGGGATTTCAATTCAACGGAGCAAACCGGTCATTGCCCATGAAACTCGCGATCTTTTACCCTCGAAACACCTTTGCAGGCTGGGCTTCCCAGGGAGGCTATTCTCAAACCTTGACCCGGATGGGGCATGAAGTGATCGATTGCGTCCTGCCGGGAAACCAACCCCATGACATCGTGCCGATGCGCGCCAAGCTGCCCACCATCGAGCAGCTTGCCGCGTGCGACGCGGTGATCAGCTTTTTCCATGAATACACCCAAGCCTGGCTCGCGGCTCTCTATGGCCTCGAAGCCTGGGCGCCGCTGGTCGAGAAGACGATTGCCCGGTTTGATGAGTCGATGGATCGGACAGACCTCTACTTGCCCGCGCGCTTGCCGGATCTTCTGGCCTGGGCAAAGCACAGTTCATTTCCGGCCGCGCAGGATGCCAAGAAGTATGGCGGGCAATGGCAGCCCTTCGGCGCCGACACGACGATGTTCAAACCGCTGGGCTCTGCGGGGCTAACGGAACAGAAGAAGTACGGCGCCGCCTTCATCGGACAGCTCTATGGTCCGCGCCTGGAGTACGTGAAGCGCCTTGCGCAACAGCCCGAGCAAATCACGCTCCAGTGCGGACAGGTCGGCGTGCAGGAGCTCGACGGGATGCGAGAGCCAGAGTCCACCCTACTGCTCGCGCAGACCTACCGGCAGATCAAGGTTTTCTTCTGCCTGCCGCCACTCTCGCGGCTGGTTGTGGGGAAGGTTTCCGAGGTGATGGCTTGCGGGACGTTCGTCATGTATCCGCGCCTGCCCGGTGATGCTGCGGAGAACCTTTCCGTGTTCGAAGATGGCAAACACATCGTCTATTACGAGCACGGTTACATCCGGGAGAACGTCAAGCAAATCAAGCGCTGGCTCGAACATGATGACGAGCGCGAGTCCATCGCCCGGGCCGGCTGCCTCAAGGTCCGCGACGAGCTGAGCCTGGAGAACATGCTGGATCAGCTCTTGACGCCCGTCGCCCGTCAGATGGTCCTGGCATGATCGTCGAAACCAAATTCGGTTTCAGCCTGAACGTGCGCGACGGCAGCTACATCGGCGCGCAGCTTCTTCAGCATGGGGTGTGGGAGAGCGCCGAGACGGATCTGGTGCGCTCGCTCGTTCGGCCTGGGGATCTGGTGATCGACGCCGGAGCGCACGTCGGATACTACTCCCTGCTGATGGCTCATGCGGGCGCTCGCGTTCTGGCTTTTGAACCGAACCCGGAGCTGTTCAAGTTGCTCTATAAGAATTCGGCGGAGCTCGACATCAAGGCTTATCAGGTGGCGCTGAGTGACGTCGACGGAGAGGCTGACTTCTTCCTGCCCTCCGGATACGATGACGGTTTCGGAAGCCTGGGCGCGGCCGACCGGGATGATCGCAGCCGCTCGATTAGAGTGGAAACAAAACGCCTCGATGGCGTGCTCTCTCCTGGCCGCGTGCGCCTGATGAAGCTCGATGTCGAGGGAGCTGAAGCCTGCGTGATTCGCGGCCTGGGAGCACGCTTCACCGATGTCGATCATTATCTGATCGAGTGCATTGATCGCCCGGTGCGGGTCCAAGCCCTGGAGAGTTCGGTGGACATCATCAACACGCTCTTGTCTAATTTCGAGGTTCTGGACTGTCAGAGCGGAGGGGAATGGAAGCGAGTTGCAGCGGCGCGAAGCAGTCCCGGGCCCAGCATCTTGTTCGTCAATCCCATGGCAGAAAGGTAAAAGGCATGATCTCGATCTTGATTCCAAGCCGCGGACGGCCGGCATTGCTTAAGCGGATGGTGGATTCCGTGCGCTCGACGGCACGCGAGAAGGTGGAGATCGTCTGCCGCATCGATCATGATGACCCGGCTTACAATGGGTACAGTGAGCTGGCGGGAAGAGGAGTCATTGATAAGCTGCTGGTCGGCAAGCGGATCGTCATGTCGGACCTTTGGAACGATTGCTCGAGAGTGGCGACCGGAGAGATTCAACTGCTGGCGGGGGATGATGCGATCTTCCGGACGCCGGGCTGGGATGAGATGGTCGAAGCCTTCTTTACTGCCTCCGCAGACAAGCTGTGGATGGTCCATGGAGATGACCTGGGTGCGGCCGGGAAGACGTTTGGAACTCATCCGATCATCCATCGGCGCTGGATCGAAGCGCTTGGAAGGTTCACGGCGCCCTACTTCTCATGTGACTATGCCGATACATGGTTGAACGATATCGCGAACATCCTGGGGCGCCGACGCTTCTTGCCCTTCGTCAACGAGCACGTGCATTGGAGCTGTGGAAAGGCCCAGGTGGATCGGACGATGCAAGAGAACCTGGATCGGGCGCGACGGGACCGTCCAGGAATTCTTTATGCGAAGCTCGCTCCGGAGCGGCAGGCGGAAGCGGAGAAGCTGCGCGCCTTGATAATTCATCCGCTCTGGTCGATCCTGGTCCTGACTCAACCCTCGAGGGCGGACTTTCTGAAACGGCTGCGGCTCTGCCTGGATCCCCAGGTGCAGGGACATCCGGAGATTGAAGTCTTGATCTGGCCGTTCAACCCGGATCTTCCGCTGGGAGAGAACCGGGAGCGAATGCGAGAGCTGGCTGCAGGGGAGTATCTTTCCACGATCGATGACGATGATTTGGTCGCGCCGGATTATGTTGAGCGCATCCTACCCTTGCTGGATGGGGTCGATCAAGTCGCCTTCAACGTGCAGCAGTTCACGGATGGCGTCCGGATCTGCCCGACTTACGTGTCCTTGGCCTACAAGGGATGGGTCAATCATCCTGACAAGATGTGCCGGGACATCCTGCATCTCTGCCCGATGCGCCGGGAGTTGGCGCTCCAGGTGGCGATGGAAGGGCCGCCCGGGGAAGACTCGCGCTGGTCCGACCGCATGAGAGCGCTGGGGATCGTCAAGACGGAGCATGTCATCGATGCGGACCTGTACTTTTATTATCTGCGCACGGGGAAGACAGACTCGCCGGGCACCATGGGCGCGCCGCCCTGGGTTCCGCCTCTTCGGCGCGTTCTGGAAACCGTGAAGGCGATTCCAATCGCCTCACCCGTGAAAGCTCTTAAGCCGATCCAGCCGATGACTCCGCTGATCCCTTCCAACGGGAACGGGCATTGCCGAGCTTGCGGCAGTTCATGTGTCATCCCGTCGAACGGCCAACTCGTCTGCAATCAATGCCAGCATCAGGAGGCGATGACGCGATGAACGCGCCCGGGAAAATCCGCTGGAGCATCCTGGTGGCCACGCAAGCCTCGAGGACGGAATTCCTGAAACGTCTTCTGAGAGTTTTGGAGCCTCAAGTCACGCGGCATGAAGAGGTCGAGTTGATCGTGCGCGTCTCGAATCCTGAAATCGGGCTCGGTGATAACCGCCAGCTTCTTCGCGAGCAGGCGCGCGGGATGTACAGTAACTTCGTGGACGATGACGATCTGGTGTCTCCCGATTACGTCGCCCGGATCCTCCCGTTTCTGGATGGCGTGGATTACCTGAGCTATGAATTCCAGGAGTATGCGGACGGCGTCCCGCGGCCGCCCACGCACGTCTCACTTTATCACGGCACCTGGTATCAGGATAAGGCGGGGCTCTGGCGGGACATCGTCCACTTCTGCCCGGTCAAAACAGCGATGGCTCTCTTGGCGCCGATGGAGGGCGGCTGGGGTGAAGACACGCGCTGGACGAATCAGATGCGGAATCTTGAGGTCATCCAGACCGAGCATCACGTCGATGCCGTGATGCATTTCCTTTACTTCCGCAGCAAGAAGACGGACGGCGCGAAGACGTTCTCTACCTCACCCCGGCCTGCCGCCATTGTTTTGAAGCCCGCGAAGATTCCCACGGGCCCGGGGTTTTGTCCCTGTTGCGGAGCGAAGAACAGCGTCGTCATTTCAAACGGCGGCCCGCATTGCAACCAATGTGGACGCGAGGTGAGTGAGTCGATGCGAGCGCCCAGAGCGCTAATAGACCTTCAGGAAGGGGCCGGTCAATGAGTGTGAAAGGCAAGTCCTTGAACATCCTTGTGCCGATGTACGGAGGGATGGGCACGGTGAATTTCTTCGAGTCCTTCACGCGGCTCATCATGATGATGATGAAGTTTGGCGTGCGGTTCAGCTACACGTTCACGTACAACGAGTCGCTGATCACGCGCGGCCGGAACCGGCTGGTGGATGAGTACCTGAAGAACCACGATGAAGACCACGCTCTGTTCATCGACGCGGACATCGGCTTTCAGCCCGAAGATATCCTCGCCATGCTGGAAATGGATCTGGACATCGTGGCGGCGCCCTGCGCCAAGAAATCGATCAACTGGGAGCGCATCGGGCGGGCGCTCAAAAAGAACGGCCGGCAGTTCACGCCCGATGAGATGTCGCGCATCTCCGCGGACTTCGTGTTCAACTACGAGCCTTTCACCGGCCAGCGCGAGATCCGGATGGACGAGCTGCAGGAGATGCGCAACATGGGCACGGGGATCATGATGATCCGACGCAACGTGTTCGAGAAGTTTCGCAAGGAATATCCGGAGCGCTGGTACGAAGCGCGCACCGATCCGAACGCACTGCCGGGGCCGATCCACGACTTCTTCAAAGTTGGGGTCAATCCGGAGACGCACCAGTACGACAGCGAGGATTACTGGTTCTGCGTCGATGCGAAAGCCATCGGCTTCAAGGTCTGGATGGCGCCCTGGATGCGGACCTCGCACATGGGCACGTACAAGTTCATCGCCGACATGCCGGCCGTGGCCGCGCTTTCTGGCGATCTTTAAGAGCTTCAGGATGCGTCTGATTATGACCGGGCAGGCGATCCGGAAGGGCGGACGGGGCGGTTGGTGGCGAGACGACGGCCGTCCCGAAACCGCAAGAGAGAGGCGTGATGGGCCCTAACTTGATCGACCTCACGACGCTGCAAGCTGTCCGGCGACGGGCGGAAGTCCAATCGACCACGGATGACATCGAGATCCAGGGATCCATCACCGCTTTCTCGCAATGGCTGCTGAACTACACGGGGCAGAAGTCGCTCAACTCCGTTGCGACCTACGACGATATCTACGACGGAAACGGCAACTCCCGGCTCATGCTCAACAATTATCCCATTCTGAACGTGTCGAGCGTGACCATGGGCGGGGCTAGCATTCCCGCCTCTTCCGCGGCCAACGTGTGGGGTTGTTACATCGATCAGTCCCGAAAGTCGATCATCCTGCGCGGAGGCGTGGGCGGGTACTCGAGATTTCCCTATCCCACACCCCTTAGCTTTCGGCAGCGAGGGCCAGTCTTCTTGGAGGGACGGGGCAACATCGAGATCGTTTACACGGCGGGCTACTTGCCAACTCTGATCATCGATGATGTGGAGACCGTGACCAACTCGACGGTTCAACTTGTCACCGGCCCGTGGGTGAGCGATGCCGGGGTCAGTTACTATCCCTCGCTCGCGCCTCTTGTGAACGTGCCGAACACTCCGGCAGCCGGAGAGTATGCGGTGAGCGCGGGCGGGCTTTATGTGTTCAACGCGGCTGATGAGGGCGAGCAAGCCATCCTCAGCTACAACATCAACGCGGCGCCCGCTGATCTGGAATATGCCGTGCGCTGCGTCGTGGCCATCAACTACAAGCGGAAGGCTTGGCAAGATCAGAAATCCCGCGCGGTGAGCACGCAAGGGGGATCCGCCACGACGACCTATCAAGATTGGGCGTGGCCTCCGGAGTGTGACAAAGTCTTTGAGTTCTATCAGAGGAAGGCGATCCGGTGATCACCATCTCTTTCAACGGTTCCGATCAGCGCGTCGTGGCGGCGCTTCGTACCAAAGGTCCCAAGCTCCTGGCGGCCGAGACGCGCACGCTGGACCTTCTCATGCTGGAGCTTCAGGCTCGCATTCAACAGAAGCTTTCCGGCGAAGTACTGCAATCGCACGCCGGAGGGGGCGGCCTGTTGGGGACAGTTCGGAAGCAGCCCACCGTGCAAGCCGGGGCAACGCTGCGCGGAGGCGTGCAAGCTGGCGGTGGGATGTTCTGGTGGGCATCCGTGCATGAGAAAGGCGGCGAGAAGACTTACGAAATCCTGCCGGGAATCCTGACGGGTAAGAGTGACAAGAAAGCGCTGGCCTTCTTTCCGAGAGGATCCGCGGGGGCGGGCTTTGGCAGAACTGCGATGACCAAACTACGCTTCGCGGCGGGCAAGCGGCGCGGGAGCTTGCGGCCGGGGCAGACCCAGGCATTCGCATCGGCCGGAGGGATCGTGGTCATGAAGGTGATCCATCCTCCCTTGCCCAAGCGCTCCTTCATGGCGACATCGCTCGAAGAGCTGCGCGGGCGGATCATCGAGAAGGTTTATGAGACGGCGGCGGTGGCTTTGAAATGACGGCAACGGCATTCACCGATCCCGATTATCTGGAGCAAGTCTATGCGGCGCTTTTTGCCTTGCTTCAGTCGGCGACCTTTGCCGGGGGAATCAAGATCAAGAGCTCGACGCGAGCCTTCATGATTCCCGACCAGGTGGCGCCCGCCGACATGCCCGCGCTGATCCTGGTGGAAGGGCCGATGCCGGTCGAGCAGAAAGTGATCTTCGGACCCGCGAAGTGGACCTTCACCGCGATCGCGGTGCTTTACGTGCGCGCGGAGGGAACGATGGTTCCCAATCAAAGCCCGCTTTCCGTGGCCACGGCGAACCGGCTGATTTGGGGCATCCAAAACGCCTTCGAGACGCAACCGCCCTATCAGAAGCAGACGCTCGGCGGGCTCGTGGTTCATGCCTGGATCGAGGGCGAGGTGATGCCGCAAGTCGTGAACGAGCAGATCGTGATCACGGTTCCCATTTACATGCTGGCGGGACCCGTGGACTAAGAAGTGAACCCGCCGGACCCGGCCCCGGCCCTAAGGAGAGGACAAGAACATGAACATTCAATTCGGATCAGGAGTTCTATTTGGCAAGCCTGTGGCCGGGAACATGGCGGTGAGCCCGACGCCGTTCAAGTTCGGCGTGCTGCAGGAGGTCACGGTCGATTTCAAGGCCGATCTGAAGAAGCTGTTCGGGCAATACCAAATGCCCGTGGCCACGGCGCGCGGCAAGCTCGATTGCACCCTCAAGGGCAAGCTGGCTGTTTTCGACCCGGCGCTGTTGAATCAGCTTTACTTCGGCCAAGCAGAAGCCGCGGGTTACGCGCTGATCGTGGACGGAGAAGCCCACAGCGTCAACGTGAACACCAACACGACAACCCTCACCAACACGCCGGCTCTGGATGATTGGGGCGTGACGGACGCCACCACGGGTTACCCTTTCACCTGCATGCCGAACGCGGCGGCCGTCACGGTGGCCGGAGAGTACTATCCGAACATCGCGACTGGGGTCTACACATTCTCGGGAGCGGACGCGGCCGTCGACCGGGCCGTCAAAATCTCCTACACCTACAATTCGAACGTGGGAGTGACGGTGACTCTCACGAATCAGTTGATGGGCTATGCTCCGGAGCTCGAAATTCTGCTGTACAACAAGTTCCGGGGAAAGTACTTGGCCCTGCAGCTCAACGATGTCACGCTGGGCAGCCTGTCGATTCCGACCAAGCAGGAAGATTTCTGGATTTCTGATTTCGACGGATCGGCCAATGCTGACGCTTCCAACGTGCTGGGCAAGCTCATGCTGGATTCGTATTAAGATCCACCACCAACCGAACGGAGGGGTGGCAGGGATTGAGCGGATGCAGTCTGCCGCCCCTCAAACAACGGAAAGGAAACGAGACCGGTCATGGAGCAACAAATCAACGCCGACGCCGTGAGGTTCGAGGGCGAGCCGTTCAAGCTGGGCGGAAAGTGGTACATCATTCCGTCCCTTTCCACGAAACGAGCGCGCCAACTCTGGCCCAAGATTCGCGGGCTCAATCAGGGCATCACCGAAGAGACGCTTCCGGAGAAGCATCATGATGCCGTGGAAGTCATTCATGCGGCGATTTCCCGAAACTATCCGGACGTGACCTTTGATGAGATTGATGAGCTGGTCGACATGAACAACATGAAGAGCCTATTGCTCATCGTGTCGGGACAATCCGGGCTCTCCGTCCCGGGGAGGGCGCCGGCCGGAACCAGCGAAGGGGCTCCGGGCTCTCCACTAACATCGACTGGAGAGACTTCTACGGAAGCCTCATCGTCCGTACCGGCTGGACCTTCGAATACATCGACGACCTGAGCCTTTCTCGGGCGATCGAGATGATCGAGTTCCTGGGGAAAACGCCCATGCTGAAGATGGCTGCGGGACAAGACAGGCAAGACAGGTGGGAGCCGCCCGGCGAGCAGCAATCGTTGCAGCAGTTCTCGGGACTTCAGGCGCTCATGCCGGGAATCTCGCGCATGCCGCCGAACTTGCGGGAAGCCATCGAATGGGCGGAAGGCGAGAAAATAAAACGAGGCATCAACTAGCGTCTCGTTAGACGCTCGGTCCACATCACATGGCAGACATAGCGGACGTTCTTCAAGTCGGGGCACTCATTAACCTGGGCCAAATCCTGCCGGGCCTGGACACGCTCGCCGCGAAGACAGCCAATACGTGCGAGCAGATGACGATGTCGTTTGCCGGACCGGCGCAGGCATCCCTGGCGTTCGGCTCGGGCTTCGCGCTTTCCGTTCCGGAAATCGTTAAGATCCCGCCCGCCGTCGATACCATCCCTCCAGCTACGGCCCGTGCGGGCTCCTCTGCCATGCAGGCGCGCATGGCCATGATGGGGATGGGGCAGGAGATGGGCGTGGCGCTGCCGCGCTTCGTGCGCTCTTTCCTGACGAGCGTCGGACCCGTGGCCGGGATCATGGCGGCTGCGTTCCTACCCGTCGCCATCATCGGAGTGGTCGAGTGGCTTGCCAAGGTTCCATCCGCCATCGAAAACATGACCGATTCAATCATGGGTTATGGGGAAGCGCAGAAAGAAGCCTTCAAAGAAGCCGTCAAGGCTTCCGATGAGGCGCTGACCCATGCCAAGAGTTTGCATCAAGCGCAGCAAAACCTTATCGACATCAACAAGGTTGCTGCCAAGAGCGGCGCCGAGACGATGGACCTTTACGAAAAGGCGGCCCAGGATGCAAGCAAGTCCTGGTGGAACCTGGTTCCGATCATCGGATATGCCTTCAGCATTTACAAAGCTTATCAGGGAGATGTGAAGGGAGTCGCTGATGCAGCGATGAAGGCGGGGAAGGATAACATCGAAGCGCAGGCGACGATCACCAAACTGACTGAAGCGCAGCAAGCCGCCCTGCTCAAAAATGAGGAAGAGTATATCAAGCTGGGAGAGATCGGAGCCAGCAGCTACAAGAAAACTCAGGTTGAGCTTCAGTTGCTTGGGCTCGAAGAAGCGGCCGAGCTCGAGCGGGTCGCAAGAGAAACGAACAGTGACAAGGAAGCGCTGCGCGTCGTCAGCGAGCTTTATGAGACGAAGCGCAAAGCGGCCACACTGAAGGCGGGGATCGAAACCGGCACGGAGGGATTTGCGGCGGCGAAGGCTGAGATCGATGCCCATAAGGGCGTCGCCGACGCTATCATCGCGCAGCAACTCGCGCTGGTTCGCGAAGAAGTTGCGATCGACAAGGATAAGTGGCCGAAGCTGATTGCCGCGGAGCGCCTAGCTGAGAATGAGATGTACGCGGATGCCGTCATCGCGCTTAAGCGGAAGAAGGAGCTCGCGGCGCAAGATGCGGCGCTGCACG